GAAGGTGTCCTCGCCCCATCCGTCTATATCTTCAAGAGAGACTTTTGTTATTGTGTCTTCTGTTTCATAGCCTTTTCCGAGAATCCATGTTGCATAACCATCTATAGCTTTCTTGATTTTAGCAATATTCCTGTAGTTTCCAAACCATTTAAAGAATTTTGTATTATCCCATGTAGTCTCTTCAATATCTGTGGGGCTGTCTGGTCTGACAGCCGGCACTGAATAGTCTTCTGGTTGTGTTGGAATAGTTGCTTTGGAAATGTTTAAGTCTGGCATTTTATTTTATGTTTCTGATTTTCATGTGTCTCTTATAAATGGAATGTGCACCTGCATTTGGGTTGAATATCCTCCTGACACAGTTATTTTTGGAGCGTATGGCTCTGCTCTTTCGTCAGGGTCATGGCCTAATCCACAGTGTAATGTCCAAACTGACCCATAACCATATATTTCTATTGTTGTTCTTAATGTATCACCCTTTTTAAAATATGTTCTTGGAATAACCAAACCGATATTTCTTGTATCATTACAGGGAATATTTGTATATTGAAGGATTTTTGTTGATGCTGTTGCTCCTGACACAAGAGTTGTTTCTGTTGTGCCGTCATATTTCCTGAAATACACGAATGCCTTAACATATTTAATAGCTGTTGTGTCGGGTGCACTTCCTCCCTGTGTGAATATGATTCTTCCTGTTCCTTCGATTATCTGAGGCTGTTTAAACTCCAAATCAAAATCTACGTCAACAGCTTTTGCGTATGTCAGAGGTCCTGTTCCTCCACTTGTGACTGCTCCACTTGTGACTATCTGATTTGAAGGCTGAGCATTTGTTGTAAGGAAATACTTCTTTGTTCCGTTGGCTTCTGAAACTGCTCCGTAAAAGATTACATGCCCTGTTCCGTCTGCATAATCATAATAATCGTAAGTTGCGACAGGTGCTCCCGCTGCTGTTGGAAAGGTTGTTGGTAATATTGCCATTATGTTGCTGTGAGATATGTTTTAATTCTGTCGTTCTCTATGAGATTAATATTTCTTCTGATATTGTTTTCTAAAATGTTTAGTCTTAGTGTTGCTCCTGTAGTGCCTATAGCTTCCGGCTCATATCCTATAATCTTCTGTGCAATCATATCAGAAGAAAGCTGTTGCAAGATTTCCTTTCCGTTCGCTGTTAATGAAGAGAAAGCTGTTATAAGGTCTACACGAGCAATATCACAAATCACGCTTTCCGCCTCGTTGCTCCAGTTTGCAAGTGTTGCTCCAGAAGCCACTATTGTGCTGTTAACATTTAATCCAGCTTTAACTACTGCAGCTCCGCTTGTGCAGAATGTCCATGCCATGTTATACGTAATCAATATAGGGATTTAAACTTTTCCTTTTTTCAATCCAAGCTGCTCTGATTAATCCCTCAACAATATGAGTGTTATTTCCAAAGATTCTCATAAACGGCTTTCCTTTTTTGTCAGTTGTGTATTCAAACTGAACACTTTTGAAGCTCTGAAAAATCTCTGGGTCATCTAAAAGAGTAATTCTGTTTAATTCCATCAATCTTAAAAGATTCAAATACAAATCCTCTTTAAGCATTCTTTTTTTCCTTCCTTTTCTGTCAATAACCTTTTGAGAGTTCCGCAAAGCCTCAGTTTTTCTCCGTGTTCTGTCATCATTCATAAGAATATCAAAGACTCCAATTCCAATCCCCTCATCATCCACATAGATTTTATTGAAGTCATAAAGGCTGTTCAGCCCGATTATATGCTCTGCAGTCTGCGTTAGAGGCTGTTTTCTGCTTGACTGATTCTCAACCTGTATTAAATGCTTGGTTTTTGTCAGCATAAGCACCTCATAAGTTCCCGTATCCTCGCCCATTCTCGCAATATCAACTCCCAAGCTGTATATTCTCCCTTTTGACACAATTCCAGGTCTTTTTCCCTGCATTCTCGCCAAAACCAGCTCATCTTTGAAGAATTGTTGCAAATCGTCAACAAATCTGCCCTCATACTCCTGAGCAAACTCCAACGCGCTCATATCCCGCCTTTCGTCCTCTAAAAACTGCAAAGCTTCCTTTTTTATCTGTTCATTTGGCCATTCCCTCTCTGCATAAACCTGAGGCGTGTTGATATGAAACACTTTAAACCTTTCATCAGCGTTGAGATAACATTTATAGAAATAACCCTGCTTGCCGAATGGTGTTGAGCACATCCAAATCTTCCCTCCTGTTGTCGCCAAAGTCGGTTTTGCCGCCGCCCACATAAGCTCAGGCATTCTTGAGGCCTCATCCACTATAAGAATATCGCCTGTAAAGCCCCTGACAGCATCTCCGGTGTTTCCAACAGGTCGGGCAAGTATATATGAACCATTTATAAGTGTTATCTTTCGTTTTGTCGGCTTTTTGGCTTTTTTCGCAATCATCTTCTTATAATTCTTCTCCAAATAGTTCAGAGTAAAGACGATGATGAGCTCTGCCTGATCTTCAGTGAGGCTAACGACAATTATCTTCGAGTTTCTGTGTTTAAGCATATATTCGGCAGCTTTTCTCGCCATTATCATCGTCTTGCCCACCTGTCTTCCTGTGCAGAGAAGGATATTGCCCTCTGCGTCGAGGATATCCTGCTGCCATCTGTCGAGGATTAATTTCATCTTTTTTCTTTTTTTTTATTTTTTAAAAAGTTTGATTTTTTTGAGTTTTTGTTTTTTGGTTTTTAAAATATTTAAAAAGCCCGAGGGAATGAAACAGGAGGTGTGATGGATTCTCGGGCTTTTGTTTTAGAAGGAGTTTGGGTTTTTTATATTTTTTTATTTTTTAAAAAAATCTTTCGGGGGTGCGACGCTCCGAGTATGCGAACTTTTCAAACGTCGCTCATGATAGTAAACTGTTGGGCACCCACACGGATGACTATGTGAACTTAGGTTATCTTAATGAACACTCTTCTTCACTTCCTCAGCCATAGGTTTGTTAGGGCTTATGCTCTGACGTAATGCTGCTTGCACTATTTTGCTTGGATCTGCTTTAACTAACTCATATAAGTCATTAGGCAGATAGATGGATATGTTAGGCATATTTATAAATCCTCCTTATCTTATATATACGTAAAATCCCTTTATAAATGTATGTATGATACACACGTATATACAATTGTATATATACAATCTGTCACTGTCACTCAGTAACAGTATCAGTGTGTCACTGAGAAATAAAACATAGTTTTATCGACGGTAAAACACGTATATACAATTGTATATACTACTATCACTGTCACACAGTAACAGTGACAATAATTTAATCCAGCACTTTTTAAACGCCCGTAGTAAAGACCTGACAGAAGATTTAAATAAGAACAGATAACGTAGTTATCTGAAACTAATGAATTATTTAAATCTTATGGATTGGTTTTACTACTGGGTGTGTTTAAAAAGTGACATAGAAAAATATATAAAGGAGAGATGCCTTGTTATTGGGTGCCTTGATGGTACATAGTAATCTAATAATTCTTAGTTAGAAGTATATTACTACTACGACCCATATATACTTGTTCTACTTAATAAGACAAGGCGCGGGGGAAACATTTAAATACCCATATTTATTTATAAATATATGAAGAAGACAACATCATTAACTCTTGAGAATGAGTTGGTTAAAAGAGCGAAGAGAAAAGGAATAAATATTTCTGGATTAACTGAGAACGCAATAAAAAGACAATTAGGCGAGTCGATTGATGCTGACGACGAGGAGCTAAAATGTTCAAAATGCGGGATTCATCTGCCAAAAGCTACAGCTGAAAGACCAGATGAAGGATTAATCTGGTTGTGGCCTGATGAAATATGGATATGTTCCCGATGCTTGAATTTTGAAGTTCGGAGAATTATTGTAGGAGTTACAGGATAATGGAATATTATTTTTTTTTAACAGGAAACATAGATTTGCAGAATTTCTTTTTAGAGAATCTCAAGTCACAAAGTTTTAATCTTGCAGTGAGAGATGCGCTTGGAAGTCCACAGAATCAGGGGCTTTATGGAATTGTTGAGCCAATACAATTATTCAGATATATATTCCCAGAGGAGAGTCTGCCTATAGTTGCAAAAACTTTAAATGCAGACGCACCAAATCCTCTTTATGATCAGCTCAAGCTTCCATTATGGACTATTAGAAAAGCTCTTGGATTAAAGCCTGTTCCAAAAAGCGGACTTCCAAATGTTCAGCTTCCTGTGAGAAAAGAACATTTACAGATTATCAGCGTGGGAGTTAAAGAAGACCCAAAAAGAGTTATGGCGCGTTCAGGCGCATTTCAGGAGGCTTTATAATGGAATACAACTTTGATGTGCGCTGGCTGGGCAATAAATGGTTAATAGAATATAAACTAGTCCCTGTAGGGCTTGTATGGATATGGACGATGGAAATGGAAGCGAATATTTACTATTGGTGGAAAAATTTACAATGGCAGAAGAAAAAAAAGAAACTGCAGAAGAAGTGAAAGAGCCAAACATTCTGGAGCAGTTAAGAGAAGAGCGTGAGAAAGGTGAGAAAGTGCTTGCAGAATTTAAAGAGCGCAAAAGAATATGCAGAGATGGTTTCCCGAGGAATTATACCTCCAAAATGATAAGTTGTGAATGCCAGATGCTTATAACTCTGAATTTTTTGGCTTTGTTAGGCTTGCTTCTAAAACTTCGTCAAATGAGGAAAGAGGGAAAAATTTAAAAAGGTGGTTATCTAATATATTTTATTCGTTATATCGAATAATCTATAAAAGATGGCAAATGAGGCTACACTTCTTGTAAGAACAGCACACCCTATTCAATTTACAGTGTCTGACGCTACTGGAATTGAGAAAGGGACTGTTTTAACTTTATCAGACCCCAACACAGCTGCTGCTACAGTTGCTGCAGGAGCTATGGTTGCTGGTATTGCTGCTTCTGAAAAGATTGCAAGTGATGGAAATACAAAATTAGGAGTATACAGAGAAGGAATCTTTAAATTAACAGCTTCAGGAGCTATTGCTGTCGGAAAATTTGTGCAGACAGCATCAGGTTCAGGTAAAGATAATAAAATCATGGCTCACACTGGAGCTTTTGTTTCTGGAGGGACTGTTTTAGGACAGGCTTTAGAGACAGCAGCATCTGGTGAGACTTTGAGAGTTCATGTAAGGATTATGTAATCATCATTATGTAAAATGGTTAATGATGAACTCACTACTGAAGAAGATTCTCCTGAGGCAGAGACTGAAGGAGAAGATAACGAGGAATAATGGCAGACAGCGCAGGAATGGCAGAAATCAGAGGAATTGACATCGATAAATTAGCCAAAGGCTTTGCAGATGAATTACTTATTCTTAAAAACTGGGTCAACGTCACCCCCACATCAGCAAGAGAAATCAGGTGGTATAAAAAGACTTCTGGATTCTTGGACAGCACAGACACCACAGGAATAACAGCAAGCCAATTAAAAGGTGTTGCTGAATTAGCACTGCCTGACGCTGTAGAGCAGACAGTGACAAGAACTACATCTTATGTTAAGAAATATTTTGTTGAAAGCCCGATTATTTCTGATGAAGATATTAAAGATAATGACCCTGACATCTGGGCTATAAATATGAGAGATTTAGTCAGAGCTATTGGAAAGCAGATTGAGAGAAGAATATGGGATGTTGCCACAGAGAACAGAGCAATCACTGGCTCACTTGGTCACCGTAGAACTTGCAGCGGTGCGTGGGATACTCACAGCGCAAATGCAATTATCGAGGACATTATGACTGCTCAAATGAAAATCAGATCTGGAGGTTATGAGCCAACAGGCGGGGTTTTATTGCTTGATGCCAAAGGTTATAAAAATCTTATGAGATATTTAATAGACCAGAAAGGAAGCTATATCCCACAGTTTGCTTCTGAGAAGGTTGGCACAGGAGTTCTCACAAATATTCTCGGATTAAATGTTGTTGTCAGTCAGAACATCACAAATAATTATGGAATTATAGGAAATCTTAAAGCTGCTGTGACATGGAAAACATTCACTCCTATCACTGCCCGGGCTATTGAAGAGGTGGGAATTGGACAGAAGATTAGAGTTTGGGAGCATGGTGAGGCTTTATTGACAGACCCTAAAGCTATTTGTTTGTTGTCTGGAACTGGAACAACTTAAAAAGAGAGAGCGTTAACTCTCCCTTTCATAATTTTCAGGACATATATCTTCATGCTTTTGCATTATCTCCCAAACTTGTTTTAACTTCTCTGCATTATTGTTGCACCCCAACCACTCATCACAGTAACCACACATTATTATTGGCATTTTGTTTTTTTGTAACCTCCTTCTAATACTATAAAGGCAATAGTCTTTAATTACTTTGTCGTCGGTAGAGACATTCTAAGCAACGATTTTTATTTTGATGTGGTGACCCCTTAACAAAAACATAAAATCTAAAAACTCTAAAAACTTAGATATTTTATGGTTACAAGCGATGCTGCAACTACTGGGGAAAAAGAATTAAGAAGAGACTGGCCTAATGTTTCAGGAATCACAGCTGGAACAACTAAGACCGAGGGGAGAAAACCACATCTAAAACCTGAAGAACAAGATTTAACTTCTGATAAAGAGGGATTATAATGGGGGGTCAAGGAAGCGGGAGACCGCCAAGCACAGAAACTATTATAAGACGAACTCTTAAAGCTCCTGATCCCACCCCTATTGTAGGAGAAATCATTCTTCCAAATTTATCTGGAGTAAAAGACGAAGCTAAAAAAGGTCATCCTGTTGACATCACAGCAGGAGGAGTTGGAACAGAAACCGACCCTATCTGGAATGCTCAAAGTGGTGCTTACCTCAAAACAGCAGACTTAGCCACAAGTGAGACAGACCCTGTTTTTATGGCTAAATCAGGAGCATGGACAATTAAAGTTTCTTCTGATGTAGACCACGATGCCACCACTAATTATGTCGCAGCCGAACATGTTGCCGCTTCAGCTTTTGCGACATCAGGAGCATTATCGACCCATATAGCAGATACAGATATACATCAATCTGCGAGCGTATTCGCAACATCTGGCGCTGTTCACGCTTCTATGTTTGGAGTGCAGTCAACAGTCTTCGCTACCAGCGGGGCTTTAAGCACACATACAGCAGACACCGACATTCACCAGTCTGCTTCTGTCTTTGCTACTTCTGGCGCTCCAGCTGCATTAATAGCAGCGGCAGCTCCGAGTTATGCAACCAGCGGAGCAGTAAGCGCAAGCATGTATGGAGTGGCTTCATCAGTTTTTGCTACCAGTGGGGCTGTCCATACTTCTATGAGAGGTGTTCAGTCACAAGTGTTTGCTACTTCAGGGGCTCTTTCTACACATATAGCAGATACATCAAACCCTCACGGAGCAAGCATTACTCAGACATATATGAAATTAA